AATCGAGAGCGGCCCCGTCCACGTTGGAGAGAACATTATCAATGCGGGAACCGAGAGCAACTTCTGCTGCTGTGGCGCGATTGACTTCAGCGGTCAGGTTTGACTGGACTGCTGTTGCGGCAGAATCAGTGTATACCTTGGTAGCAAACGTGCCTTCGCCTGCAATTGGTAGTGCAGTTCCGTTTTCTTGTCCGATGTACAAACTCTTGCCCACCAAATCCATTGCCAACTCACCTGAAGACAAAACTCCACTTGCTGGAGCGGAAGAACCACGTTTGATACGAATAATTGGATTAGCCATAATATTTTATTGTTTTTTTGTTTTTGTTTTTGTTTTTGTTTTTGTTTTTCTGTTTAATTAGAAATTTTAATTTACACGGAACTATATTCTCCTGCGTCGATTTCGGCTACATTAGTCAATTCTCCACTTTGGACTTGAGCTATTTCATTTCCATTTGGCAATGATCCATCCTCCCCAATTACAAGCGAAGAACTTGGGCCTGCCTCCAACATTCCAGTGAAAGGATTGAATTTAACTGCCATATTAAGCTAGACTTACCAGCACTAAATTTGCATCATTTGAAGTTGGTGGTTGAATTGAATATGTTAGATTTAATGTTGCAACAACAACCGATGCTTTTTTATACACTACAGTTGCAATATTGTTTGTTGATCCGTAATATGTTAATTCAAGCTCATCGTATTCTGGGATTTGAAATCCTTGAATAGAATTTGCGATATTAGAAACACCATCAAGAACCAAGTGACGGAATTTTGCTGTGTCGAGGATTGAAGGAATATCGTCCATATGTTTTATTATTAAATTGATTAGGTGGTAGAGTCAAGATTAACTCTACCACCGATATCAATCTACTATTAAACGCAAGGTGCTGGATTCACATCATCTTGGCAACGCTTGTAGACAATCGCCACAACATTCTGTGGACGAATTGGTTGAATAGCGCGTTGGATTTGATAAATGTGCTGTCCGAAATCACCATACAGATTGCAATCGTTGTCGCGGAAATATGTCCACTCCAATTCGCCCATAGCGAGTTGAGGAGCAAAACGGAATGTTCCTTCGCCAACATAACCTTCAGGTACGAGACGTTTGAATGCATTGCCTGCAATCACAAACATGACTTCGTAATCGGCAGCAACCCATGCGGGGTTACGGCGTTGAGCGAAACCATTAGTGACGGCAGTCGATACGATTGGATTAACAAGGGTAAGAACACCGCCCACATTCGCGGTTGCGCGAAGTGGTTGCTGGTCGATACCGAATGCGAATCCACGATAGCCTTGGAATGAGTAACCAGAAATGGCAGACTCACCAAGTTTGAAGGAACCAGTCGTAAGGCCAATCAAATCTTCTTTTACATCCGCATCGTTGCGGAAGTTCTCGATCTGATCTGCGCTTGCAATAACTTGGAAGAATTCGCCTTCAGCGGTTGCAAATGGTTCCGCAAGCATTTCTTCGCGCAAGAATGTGCCAAGTTTGTACAGGGTCTTGAAGTTCATAGGAGCATCAGGAGCCTTATCCGCAAACAAGGTATTGATCTGTTGCATATCGCCAGTCAGGTTTGCAGAAAATACGGAAGTGGAATCCACAACATACTTGATGCCTGACTGAATGAGGTATTGATAACGGATATCAGCATTGATCAACTGAAGGATCGTCTTTTCGAGCGAAACTTGAGCTTGGAGGTACGATCCCTTGAATGCGGTACGAGCTTGCTTAACGCAAACGCGAGGCCCAGCACCACGGAGGGTTTGAAGCTGGAACTGATACTCAGTCGAGCCAACAACGTCAGGAGTTGCGCCAACGCCACAAAGTGTGGTGTCGTTAACAAATGTAGGAGCTGCGAGGGATGCGGCAGGAACTGCCATTTCCTCAACAACGCTACGAACAACGTCTGATACGTTTGGGAGCGTTCCACCATCGATGGAATTGATATAAGGACTCTTACGAGCAAGAACTCGTCCGATTTGTCCGATGATACGATTTACGTCTTTGCTTGCAAAATTTTGAATTGCAGCAAGTGAGATGCAGTCTGACATGATTTTGGTTTTCTATTTAATTGGTTGGTTGTTCTGCTTGAACTCCCGTAAGAAAATCTTTCGGGCAACATTCAAGACGATAAGTTCCGTTTTGCGGTTCTTAACGATTTGTTTCTTGTTTTTGTTGCCCCGGCACGTTGGGCTTTATTCGGCCTGTTTGCGGATTTTTTGACTTCCGCGAAGTCACTAGAATAACGAATCTAGCACGTCGAGTTGTTTTGTTTTTATGTTAAAATTTTATTATTGTCAAATAATATTTAAAATATTTTTTAGATATTCAGATTTTGGAATATTATTCTCCAGTTTTGCATGAATTAAATTCTTTTCAATTTTATCTAGTTTTCCAGATTCATTAAAAATAGCATCTTCATTTTTTAACACTCCTCCAATATGAAGATCATTAGAAAGTATTGTATTTATGACATGAGCGCACATTTCTTTAGTTGTATGGAAAACATAAGATGGTTGCCCAGACAAAAGAAGTAATGATCCAGTCTTTTCTAATTCTTCAGCTATATGTGGAGTGAATGAGTTATTAGCAACATCATAATCACTCATCCATCCACCTCCAGCGGCATGAAGCGCACACCAACGAGAAAAACGAGCGCAAATAAAAGCAAAATTATTTTGTAATTCGTTTGGAAGAATTGGAGCTAGTCTTGTCATTTTAGTCATTAATTTCAAATGCAATGGGCTACCCTGAGCGTGAGAACGATTTAACATTACAGGATCCCATCCTTGAGATTCCCAAGTAGATTTCCACACGTTCGCACAAGCAAATTGTTCGTCTTGTGGAAGCAATTGTACGCTTTCGTAATATCCGTAGATTTTCTTTTTCATTAGTACGCCTTAATTCCTACATTAAATACTGGAACACCAAGATCGATGTGCGGTTGATGTCCTGCATCCATTGCTTTTTTGCAGAATGAAATATCGTCAGGGTAAAATGCGCCGTGCTTGATATCAGGGAACTTTCTCTTAATGTCTTGAAGCACCCTACGATGAATCAACAGGCATCCGCTTCCAACCCAATCAACTGGTTCCACGGAATCTGTGCAGACTCTTGCTTTTTTACCCAAATCGGTTTTTGAGCAGTCGATAGACGCATCATCTAAATTTGCAAAATAGGCCGCACCCACAAGAGACTTTCCTGCTCCGATTAGACGATGCACAATGTGTTTCTGGAGGTGCGAGTCGTGAATATTTCGAGCAGCACCAATTGTTGCCTTTGCCCATTGTGGTCTACCAATGGATGGGATGATATTATTGTCTAACAACAGCAACCATTTTGCGTCTGTGGCTAGGAATTTTTCTGCAAGATCATTTCGTGACTTATAAAAGTTGTTTTCGTCGCTAGAAACGTCAAATCGGATCTTATCGCGCCCAAAATCAAGCGCAATGTTGATTAAAGCAATCGCGGTAATCGGATTAGTAGCTCTATTAGCAGAAAAACCAACAAAAATATCCCTTCCCGCGAACTCTGAACGATACGAAGGTAATCCTTCATTAGTTCTAGATTCTACAATATTTGACTGTAAAGTATCATTAAATTGTACATTTTCAGAAGAATCTTCGATAATAGGTTGTTTTATTTGTTCTGAAGTTGGTGATTCAATATTTCCCAAAATCTTACCATTTTTTTTCATTCTGCGTTTAGGTTTTCTATTTTCTTTGATCATATTATCGTCAAGATGTGAAAAATCCTTTTGTTGTTTATTTATTTCTGGTTGCGGTTGTGGTTTATGAACTTGTCCTTGCCTTGCAAATGGATCGAAAGAATCCAGTGCATTCATTGTTATTTTTTCGTCAGGAGTAACTTTTGGTTCCATAGATATAATGTGACTTTAAGTATATAAAAGTTATAGAACATTGTAATAACTTTAATATATTATTAACCACCTAAAGCTTCATCGAGTCCAAGATCAATGGCATCCATAGAATTCATCTTTAACCTGTCATTTAAGCTAGATTTAATGTTATGTTGACTATTAATTGTTTGACGTGGCATTTTCCCAGCACCTTTTAGCTTATTGTTTTCTTCGCGCAAAGATTTCAATTCTGCCATGTATTTGGATTTACCTTCTTGCTCAATTCGCAATTGCTCTGTTAGAACGTGTGAGAACACTGCTGCTGCCGCTACATTAGCCCTTTCTTGAGCGTTGGTGGGCCACAACGCTGAGTTAAACTTCTCAGCAAGGGATTGCACCTGCGCGTTATGTCGTTGCACTTGTTCTAGCTTTTCTGGAGTAGCGTCTTTGGGTGCTTCAGCAAACCTTGCCCAAGGAAGCTCTTTTGTAAGATTTTCCATGTGCTGATCAATTTGCTCAACTTCTTTATGATACCATTGGCCTTTTTCTTGTTCGCGTTCCTGAAGAATTTTCTCCGCATTTTGTGCTGCGTTTTCAATCTCTTGCTCTTGCTTTTCTTTAAGATCCACAACATCAACAAGGTTGCGCTTCAACCTCTCTGAATCGGTAAGGGAAAGTTTATCAATTGCATTTTCTTTCCACCAAGCTTGATCAACGGCATCAGGCCCACCATGTTTTTCAATTGAATTAATAACATCATCACTTGCTCCGTTTTTGCGAAGAATATTGTAAATGTTTTCTTTGGCAGATTGAATTGGTTGGTTGTATTTCGACTGAAATTCTGGATCGTTTTTGATGTCGAATATTGCGCGGAATTTTTTTAATTCATCGTAATCATCAGGTGCTTTAAACTCTTGTTGGCGCGATTCCATTTCGACAAGACGTTGACGCAGTTGCTCTGCTTCTTCAGCTTGCTTCTTGTATGTGCTGGCAGTTTCTTGAAGTTTGCGCCAATTAGATCGATTAACTTCCGAAAGGTTGCGAGGTTGCTCTATTGACGCAATCTCTGGATCTATTTCGGCTTCTGGATTTTCAGGGACTTCTGGAGCATCTGTCACTTCACCAGATTCCGTTACTTCCGTGGATTCCGTTACTTCCGTGGATTCAACAGGCTCATCAATCGATTCAACTTCTTCGGTTGCTTCAGTTTCAACAGGCTCTGGTGATTCTGCGAACACTGGTTCAATCCCGCTCAATGCCTCGTCCAGCAATGCATCGATTTGAGTTTCTGTCGATTCATCAATTGGGTCTGCGTCCAATGATGGGTTTCCAAATCCAGTAACGCTGGATTCCGCTTTTTCGTTTTCGTTTTCCATAGATTTATTAATTGGTTTATTTTTACTTCATTGATTTTTCTCCACGGCATTTCCATTTTTTCCGTGAAAGATTGTTTGGAGAATTTGGGTCATCTTTCCAATCTCCTTTAATATTTGCGCTTCTAGCGCAATACGCATCACCTTTTTTTGTGCCGGGTCGAATGCGGTCTTTGCCATCCTTAGATTCGCCAGCTTGACCATATTCAACTGTCTTTGTTCGTCCAGTTGACCTGTTAGTGATTGTTTTGCTAAATCTTGGTTTTATTTCTGCCATAATATTTGACGTAAAAACTAGGTTTTTTTTCAGTCACATGGAAGTAAAATTTCCTGCGCTTGGATCGGAATTATCTTGAGAATTGTTTACGCAATCATCGATTTCTCGCAATGCCATTTCAAAACCTTGCTTCAACATGGCTTGCATTGCAACTCCTTCTACGGAACATTCCGTTATGAATGGAATTCTGCTGCGTAAATATAAACGCAATCGACTCCCTGTTTTTTTGTCGTAATCACGAAGACGTGATGCATCAGATTCTTCCCATTTCATATTTATTTAAAGAACGGCAACCCTTGCTTTTCTCTTTGTTTTGCAAACCCGATTGCTTTATTTTCTATGCTTTTGTATAAGTTTGGATTTGTTTTAAATATATCGCTAGTTGGAGTTGAGAGCAAGTAATTTTGCTCTGCTTGTGTTAGCCCCGGAACAAGGGTTGGTATTTCTTTTTCACCAGTTCCCCAATTCGTTCCAATTGATATTTCGCTTGAAGAATCATTAGGGTTGTCTAGACGTTTTAATGGCCCCAACCAACCTTGTCCTTTAATGGATCCATCTGACCTTGTGTCTTTAGGGTTAGGTTTCCAAGCATCTGTCTTTTGAGACACTGCTACCCCACTTGATGCGCTATATGCTCCTCCCATATTTTATTCCATCATCGACTTAACTTTAGATTTAACATTGCGATAAACTTTTTTAACACCCTTTTTCGCGCCCTTAATAATGTCTTTGCCAATCTCTTTTAAGTCTTCTGTATTAGCAATTTGGTCACTCATGCCTTTTTTCTGAAGACGTTCGGTCGCTTCCATCTCTTCTTCTTCTTTCAGAAGTTTTTCAATCTCGTCTTCTTTTTCGGATTTAGAAGACAACGGATTGTCAACGTATTTCTGTTTATTCAACGTGTTTTTATTGGGTTTTAATGGCATAATATTATCCTGCGGTTACGGGTTTAGGTGGTGCAGCAACTTGGTTGACTGCGTTATTTTGTGATGGGTTTGTTAATCCAACAGCTTCTCCAATAGCGGTTGCCTGTGCCGTCGATGGTCTACGTCCTCCACCGCCACCGCCACCACCGCCTGCTGCTGCTGGAAATAAATCACCCTCTGAAATTGGTGCTTGACCTGCCGTTAAATAGTTAATCGCTTCAGAAACTGCCTTTTTGTATTCGGCAATCTGTTTTTTGTCTGCTCCCTTAGCTTCAGCGTTCTGGACGTGGCCGATAAAGTGCTGTACTGCCGATTGTAGTGGCTTTACCATCTCTGGAGGCATAGACCCTGCTGGAGCGTTTGCAATCAACGGGAATAGCTTCTCCATGATTGTCTGGATGTGAACAATATCGTTGTCCCGTGGAGAAACTGGAATGTCCTCACCAGAAATTATGCTCTGAAGTTCGATAATCTGTGCGCGTGTCGCTTCGATTGCCACTGCCTCAACCTGATCTTTAGGAAGGATGACTTGGTTAGCAATGGATTCACCCACTTTGCGTGACCAATCGAGTTTCATTAGCTCATCTTGGTTAATTTGTGGGTTGCCAGTGTAGCGTTGGATTAGAAGATCAAGGATTGCCGCATCTTGACCCTCGGTTTGAGGTAAAAGTTCCTCTGCTGGTGAGAATGCCATTAAAAGTATGTCGCTAGGAGGCAAATTGCGCTCCAACATGGACAAAACGCATGAAACTGCTTCTTCATCGAGGTGTCTAGGGATCTCAAATGGCACTAAGAACGATGGAATCTCGGATTGCGCCTGTTCAAATGCCTCTATAACCTCTTTTTTGGCCCACATTGCGTTTGGATTCTGCAAACGAGCAAAATCAATCTGTGTTTTTAACTCAGATGCGGCTTTAACGTGTTCTGGATGGCAGATTCCTCGCTGCATACGCTCAACTGCCTTGGAATATTGTTTTACCCAGCGCATTAAGATGCCTTCGCGGATCTGATTTTCAACAGCAGCAATGCGATTAACTTCTGATGCAGTCTTATCACCACCAGCGATGTTCATCACGGATGATGGAAGGAATGTTCCCATCTGAATTTCAGCCAATCCAGACATGAATTGATCCAATTTGATGAAATCTTCTACGTCGGCAGGTATTGCTGATTGAACCACGTCATATCCTTCAGCCACATATGCAACGGGATGCATTACTTGAAGAGGAGGAATTCCTGTTTTAGCTGTTGGGCCTTTCTTAAGTAATAGCATCCCGCGCAAATATGAGTTATCAACAATAAGGTTTCTAGCCTTGTCGATAGCGATATGTGTATTGTACAAGTCTCGTCCCGCACCACGGGAAGACATTAATGATCCAGATCCAATTTCAATAGAGAATAATGCGATAGTATCTGACATCCTGCTATATCTGTCCAATTGGGTGCAGATTTCTTCTCCACTTTTATCGTCAAAAAGATAACGGGAAATTTTGCCAGTTGGCTCTCTGATTAACAACTCGCCTAGCTCAACGTATTTCGCATCATTTTCGTAAGATGCACCATAGGATCCTTCTCTCGTCCAGTCCTCATAACGTCTCGCATCATCGTCAGAATCAAGCGTTCGTCCAGCAGGGGTCGCGTTGTTGATCGATTTAATCAAGTTGTTAATATTCCAACCTGCCAGTGCGGAAAGTCTTGGTTGCTCAAGCACTGGCAACAATTCTGCAATTTGGTATCGGCGTTTTCTTGCCCAAATCGGAGTCGCATCAGCTTCTTGCGGAGTTTCGATAGAAAAGAATGTATAATCTTGGCGCAGAAACTCAGGCTTCCAGTCACGAACATCATCCCAGCAAATTGCACAAAATCCAAATGTTGTATTCTCATGGGTTACTTGAGCAACCAAATCATCGTGGCCTTTCCAGCCTCGGATGCATTTTGTAATTTCTTCGCGGAAAATCTTTGTTTTATTCTCTTCTGAGACACCTTCCAATGGAAATTTTGTATAGGTAAGTGTAGGTGATTGTTCTATTACTTGTTTAAAAGGTGGTTGTAATCGGCTAACCATCGTAGACAAAAACCCAGTTGGGCGATTGCTGCGCCAATTTTGACCCATACTTTCCAGTTTTTTTGAACTATACGGAGGCTCATTGTTTAACTTCTTCTGAATCAATTGGTTTTTGCGATTTCTTTCGACATTCTGTTGCTTCAATCTCCGATATGCCGAATGCGCTTGTTGGCAGTCCTTAAAAGTTCTTTTAACTTGTAACGTGTCTGGATTTACAATATCCCCAGTGTTATTGGTATCAACAATTTCTAGCTCAGAAATCCTCTGCTTATCAGAGTTTTTCATAATCCGCGCAGCTTTCGATGCGTAGACGTTTGTGATTTCTGCTGGAATTGGTTTTGTTGTATCTGACATATTATTTGAGATTTAGCCAGCAATCTACTGGCAAATTGTCTGATGGGGAAATGCTGTCTCTGGACATGAAAACTGCTGATTTGTTATCGTGACGTAGTAACAAGCAGCCACCAAGCACTTTCGATGTTTTGGTTTCTTTAGCTTGTCTAATCGATGCCGATAACCTTTCGGTTGCTTTAACGCAAGCACCACAACCGCTCTTCCATTGCACGTTTTTTTTGCAAGCAAGACAGATTTTTGCGCGTTGCTCTGCTAGATCACTTGATACAAGTGCTACTTCTTTTGAGGAATTCAAAACATTTTTTGCCCAGATAGTAACGTCATTTAACAACTCTGTTTTTTGACTTGGGGTATGAACTGACGTTACAACAACCATGTCCACTCCATGACAGAAATTGGGATTCTTGGAGCAAATATAAGAATTCACATCTCCTTCAACGTCTGCAATTGGTAAATGATTTTCTGCACGAAAATTCGTGACAACCTCTAGAAGATTGTCATAGCTTTGCCCAGTGAGTTTCACATCACCATCGTAGTAATGCCAACCTCCCGGTGGAATCATTCCAATTATCGGTTTTGCCATGGATTTTTGTGTTTTATAGAAGTTTTTTAATGTTTGCAAGCAAATTTTTGCTTATTTATAAATTTAATCACTAAAATCTACATACTCATAATTTTCAATTCCAATGTGTTTTTTTTGAAAAACAAACTTTTCTGGTTTTGGATCGGTCATTGTTGCGACAACTCCACCTCTTTGTCTCATTAAATATACCAGCAGGGACAGGGAATCGAGTGCGTCAGGGCTGTTCTGACGAGTGCGTTTGACGTAATCTCCTTTGCTCTCGACTCTTACTAACCCCTGCCCCTGCTGTTTGTACCTGCGAGAAGTTGCTTGTCGAACCAACTCCTCGGTACGGAAGCTCGGTGAAATTTTCAAATACTCAAATTCCAAATATTTAGCAAGTCCAAATATTAATTCTGTTACAACTCCAGAATACAATTCATTCGCTCGTTGAGTATCGTCGCCCAAAATATGAGTCTCTGATGCAGCCCAAGAATAGTTAACTCCCATGACTTCGCTTCCGTAGAGGGATTTCAACGCATCGTGGATACCAGCTCCGTTTCCAGTTCTGTCAACGCATAACCAATTTGGGCCAATCCTCATCTCTTTTGCAAAGCGAATAATCTCTGCTGTCTGTTCCAATGTCGCTAGTTTTGGAAATTGCATTTGCGAGTCTAATTGCAAACAAGTTTTTGATTTTTTAAATTCACGGAATTTACCATCTCGCGGAGTCCAACCATCGCAAAGACCATATCGACCAAATGAACAGACAACCTGATCTCTCCCCTCCAACGCCAAATCGAACGCCGCTAGAGGCACTACAGGCCCAATAAACCGCAAGCCTCCCATTGAATTATCCATCATCGCAGGCGTGATGATTGCCATCGAGATGCCTTCTTGCGGAAAGAATCCTCGCGCCATGGTATAATATTCCGCAGTCCTTCCTTTGGACTCGTATGCCATGTAACCTTCGTAGGATTGGAAACCGGGGAAAACAATCTCCTTCTTTATCACGTTCTCACACTTCGCGGCATCGAGCCGCAATACGTGCCAACCCTCTCTGCTCTCCCACTCAAAATCCTCTTCGCAATCCACACTCTGCCAACCTCGTTCTGGTTCGCATCTCTTACCAAATTCGCTGTTTCTGTCTTTCGGATTTGATGCTCCGAAAATCTTGATTCGTCCCTTAGAATCTTTTGTGTCAGCAGCAGACAATATGTTTTGCAGACCTTCCCAAACACCCGCTGGAACCTCTTCAGCTTCGTCCAAAACAACGTGCGTCCTACTCATCTGTCCCCACTTTGGATCTGGCTTTTGCCTTGGACTTGGATGGAATCCACGAAGCGTACCAGTTCCGCTATCGCCTCGCGGTACAGCAACTAGGTGGATGCCATTCTTGTCATCGTCATTTGCTTGAATCGACTTGACCAAGTCCTCGCTACCATCAAACTCTGGACGAACCAATGCAGTTCTGTAAAAATTTTTGATAGCAGCAAATACGTTTCTTTGAGCGTGTGCCTCTGTTAACGAGACTACTTTAATACAAGTATATTCTGGATCTCGCATCCAATCCAGCAAAAACCATGCAGCGGCGTTAAATGTCTTACCCATTGCTCCAGCACCTTGAACAAGTAATTTGTCGTTTTCAAAAAGACATCTCCACGTATCCGCTGCGCTTTGTGGTCGCCAATCATAAACGCCAGCACCCCAAAGGATAGTCGCTGCTGCTTCAAATTGATCGTGCTTCAACAAGTGCTGCACAAAGTTTAAGACAGTTTGTCGAGCTATCTTTTCATCCAACGTAACCAACATTTTCTGAGAATTAGTCAGATTTGTCAGTATGTATTGCGCTGCATAAATGATTCCATTGATATCATCCTTCTCAGCTTCTTCCCTAACTTTTGTGGCAATGTTAATTGCCTGTAGTACAGATGGAGATTTGTTAATCATTCACTTTCCATCCGTACATAAGATTAAACCAAGCACATTCTTTTTCTGCTTGCTTCTTTGTGCTTTTAAATTCTTTAACATATTTAGCCTCAAACCACTTCTTGTAGTCTTTTGACTCTTCCTTAGTCCAGCTTTTCTTGGAATACCATCCATCTTGGTCAGAGAATTCTTTGTCAAATCCATCAAACCCAACACGCTTGAACATCTCGTCTAATGCTTCTATAAAAAATTTATTTGTTTTATTCATAATATTAATCCCAATACTCCAATGGGCAACGCTCAGTGTCCATAACCAATTTGATCTCCATGTTGCATCCGCAAACACCGCACTTTCCCGCTCCACTGAATGCCGTGGCATCGTAGTGAACACACTGATTGCATATCATCAACCGATCCTCGATCTGATCCTTGCTTCGTATTGGCATACCTGCCTTAACAAATGCCGATGCACTCTTCACAAAGTTAATTGCTTTCTGCGACATGGTTGGCTCGATCATTTTAATTATGGTTAATCAATGCAATGTTGAATTCCGCTGCAAGCAGTGTTGTAGATTCATCTGTTGGATACGTCTCTCGATAAACTATTCTCTTGATTCCATAAGATGCAAGAGATTTTAAGCAGTTATTACATGGCAATGTTGTTGATGCCAGTAGATAACACTCCAATGGCTTAACGTGTCGCAAGGCATTTTGCTCTGCATGGACAACGTAATTCCTGCGCTTCTCCCTGCAACTCCAATCCTCAACCATGTGGGGTGGAAATCCATTGTATCCGCAAGATGCAACAGTGTTGTCATGTCGCAACAACACCGCTCCTACTTGCCGCCATGGATCTTTGCTCTTTTTAGCTACAACTTCCGCTATCGACAATGCGTAATCATCCCAGCTCATTATCTATTTCTTCTTTCATTTGTGACAAATAATGGGTAGTATTTGTCACGGAAAAATTCTCCGTCAATGTATTTCTGCAACGTGATCTTCCAACCAATAAACTGCTTTGCCTGAATCAGTAACGTCTTCTGGCATAATGCATTCGTCAGAAATAACTCCATTTAATTGTAATGCGTTCATCACTTTAATTGAATCATATTGTTTGTATTCAATGTAATGTTCCAACGTATTCACCCGTCGAGTATTACTTGGGGTTCGGTCGCTTTGGGTGGTGTTACTCATCGAATCCTTTCATGCCGTCACAAATGAAATAAAGCATCAATGCTGCAAGCAATACATATAATATTATGCCACCCATAATCATTGGCAAGACTCGCAATCTGGTTCGTTAAGTTGACAAACTTTCTCTATCACTACCTCCGCAAGGTCATCGTCCTCAACTAGCTCTAGTGTTTTAATTTGATGATTGTCCGTTGCGCTTGCCTTGTCTGCCCTCGCGATTGCTGCCTCGTTGGTGTATCGCCGCTCTGGATACCGCCGCGACAACTTATCAACATTAGCTTCTAGGCATTCGTTCAAAGTCAGACCAAGATCATTAAGCAAGCCTGTAAGATAGAATAAAATATCTCCTGCCTCTTCTTTTACGTTCTCTAAGTCTAATTGCTTCTGATAGATAGCGTGCTTTTTAATTGCGTCAAGCAATTCTCCAGCTTCTCCGCTCACTCCTATTGCCATGTGGATCATTGACGCTTGCAGTGGCGTGAGTTGAACTAGGATTTCTACCCCAGACTTTGCGATTGATTTTACAAACTGTTCGTATGGTGCGTTTTGTATCATTGTTTATGTATGTTGTAGTATGCCTTGCCGAAACAACCTGATTCAGCTAAGGTAATTAATCTTCCCTCGCTTCCGATAGATTCGTCAAGCATCTTTTTTGTGATGATCTGTGGGTGGCCTTCATGCGGTTCGATATCAACCCACTCGAAGATGCGAAGAACTTTAGCTGCTCGAAGTGCATTTTTAATTATTAACTCTGGGTCATCAGTATGCTGAAGACAGTTGTAAATCCACGCCTCATCAAATCCATCAATGAATATATCCTCTCCCTTAACGAGCAATGAATCAATGTTCATGGACGAATATCTGTCGTAAGTCCAACTAGGATAGAGTAATGGATCAACAACCAATGATCTTTCGCACAAGTTGATTGTCTTTAACAGCATGGATGTGGGGCCACCACCGATGTCAACGATTCTTGCTCCAGATACATCGAATGAGTATCCTGTTCTGTAAAGCCCCATATACTTGCCGTATACGAAATGCTTCTGGTCTTCGTCGAAAGTATTGCAACAGTCTCCCCAATAGTTGGATTCAAATGTTAAGTCACTCATATGTTGCTTGGATAAACCATTGTCATTGCATCGATTCCGTTTCCATCAGCGTACCAGCCAGCCCCAGTGTATACGTCGAGTACGTCTTGGAAGTACTTCTCGTACCTAGGCGCAACCCTTTCAAGCGTAAAGTTCTCCCCAAATGCACGGCAGTCCGCTGGTTTGATCTTGTCGATGTTGTGGATTGCATCGACATAGTCACCCATCGTGCGGCATCGATAGCCAGTGACCCCGTGGAGGTTGTTCTCTGCAAAGGATCCCCAGTCGCTGGTGATGGTTGGGGTTCCAGATAGCAAGTTTTCAATCTGGACTCCGCCAAAAGGCTCGACGTACTGTGATGGCAGGAAGGATGCCTTAGCTTTAGACATGAGTTCCTTGCGCGTAGGTACGTCAGCATAGCCGACATACTCGACGTGAGCAGGGAATGTATACCCAGCCTCTTTCTGACCCGCTACAACCAGCTTCGCTCCTGCTATGCGTGTCGCATCGATGGCGATATCAACACCCTTGCCAGAGTAGACCCTGCCAAGGTACAGGAAGTAATCCTCCTTCTGGTCATTGAAGTCGAAATCTTCGACATCAAAGTAGTTTGGAATGACTACGGAATAGTTATCCTGTTTGCACTGACCAACTGCACCCATGCCGCAATGGGCATGGTAGATGGCATAGCTCTCCCAGACCTTCCATCGCGCCCAATGACCACCAGCATAGCCGATCCCCGGCTCCACGCAGATTAGATCAGGATGGGCATCGCAGACTGGTCGAACTCCACTACCCCAGAACGGAAGGATGAAGTCATGCTTCTGCTTGCGCTTTCCCACCTCCCGAATGGCATTGGCATAGAATGTCTTGTATGCGTGATCCTCGGTGTTGAACTTGAAAAACTTACTGCGCCAATCGTGTGATCCATATGACTTATGGAAGTCCTTGTTTGTCAAGACGCTGACGTGTTCCGTGCATTGCAGGTCGCTATCCTCATGCC